CCACAGAAGTTCGAAATATGGAAAGATGACCAGCTTCTGAATCAGTCGTCACATGCTAAAGAGTACCAGAGGATCCTCGAACAAAACATCCTAAAGCTAAACCACAAAAGCTTTCACCAGATTGTTGTGCTCGGATCATCCTCCTTTGTTCCTTTCATGCAGCTCCCTGCACAACACCGGCGGGATGTTATCGAGGATCTTCTGGACATTAATATATTCTCTAAAATGAATCAGATCCTAAAGGAAAAGAATTCATTAATAAAAGAGGAACTTCGTCAATTAGACTATGACTTGGAACTGAAGAAGGAAAAGATAGAGCTGCAGTCCAAGTATATCAAGGAGGTGCAAGCATTAAGCGATGACCAGATTGAAGAAAAAGAAAACGAAATCTTCCTTGCCGAGGACTCAATTACAAACCTACAGCAAGAGAATGCCACTACATCGGATGAAATCGAAAAGCTCTCCGAGGGGCTTGAAGAAGGTCTCAAAAAGAACAACGATAAGAAGCAGACACTCCTCCACTATGGAGCAGAGTTTAATCAGAAAATCAAGGCACTCGTCCGTGACTCGAAGTTTTACGAGGAAAATGATACGTGCCCCACATGTTCCCAAGATATTAACGAGGATTTACGATCGGAGAAACTCTCCTCCGCCAAAACTAAAGCATCCGAGATACAGAAAGCTTTGGACGATGTCGCTGAGCAGTCGGCTACTGTGGAATCAGCTCTTGAACGGCTCAACAATGCCTCAAATGATATCCGAACCAAAACCGCACTTATATCTGGCAATAATCGAGAGATCGTACGGTTGCAAGGACAGATTAAAGTTCTCGGCGATGCCATATCAAAGATACGCGGCAATGATGGTGATGTAGCCAAAGCCAGTGCAGACCTAGATAATTTAAAGCAAGAAAAATCGGATTTATTTGAAAATAGGATGTACATCAACGAAACTTTGTCGTATAATACAGTTATATTAGAAATGTTAAAGGACACTGGTATTAAGACAAAAATCATTAAGCAGTACTTACCTGTGATTAACCAGCTCATAAATCGCTACTTACAAATACTAGATTTCTTTATTCATTTTAACTTAGATGAATCATTCTCCGAGACTATTAGGTCGCGCCACCGTGATTCATTCTCATACGATTCTTTCTCTGAGGGTGAAAAGCAGAGGATCGACCTATCCCTTTTATTTACTTGGAGACAGATAGCTAAGATGAAAAACTCGGTATCGACTAACCTGTTGATACTGGATGAAACGTTTGATTCGTCATTGGACTATGAGGGCATAGACAATCTAATGAAGATCGTACACACGCTGGATGATGATACAAACGTATTCATCATCAGCCACAAGGGTGAAATGCTGGACGGTAAATTTGCCAACCGTTTGGAGTTTACAAAAGAGAAAAACTTTAGTAGGATTAAATAATGGAAATAAGTGCTGAAACAATTAAGGTGCTATCAAACTTTTCCCAGATCAATGGTAACATTGTTATTAAGCCTGGGAATAAGATCACTACCATGTCTGAGGCCAGAAACGTTTTGGCAGAAGCGGTAGTACCTGAACAATTTGATACACAAGTCGGTATCTACGACCTGTCAGAGTTCTTGCGGGTCATTAACTTAGTAGATACACCTAATGTAATGTTTAAAGAAAAGTTTATGAACATTGGTGGTAATGCTGGTCGGGCAATGGTTACATATTATTATTCTGATCCAGAAATGCTGACAACCCCTCAAAAATCTATTGTGTTACCAAGTGAAGACGTTTGGTTCGATTTACCGCAACAAACACTTTCTGCTTTGAAGCAATCAGCTTCAGCATTTGGTCACAATCATATGATTATTGAACCCGATGGTGATGTTATTAAGATCTCCGTTGTAGATCTTGAAAACCCAACTTCTAATAGTTATTCTATATTAGTCGATGGAAATTATAAGGAGAATTTTAAATTCATTATAAATATCAGCAACCTGAAGATGATCAATGGTGATTATCAGGTTAAAATTTCAAAACAACTTATCTCTGAGTTTACCAGTAAAGATGGAAATCTAAAATACTGGGTAGCTTTGGAAAAGTCATCAAAATATGGAGAATAAAATGAGTGATGATAAACAACTGGATCTAGAATCGCACGCACCAGTATATGACTTAGCAAACCGTGTGTGTCGTTCATCAGTTGCTGTGGTTGATACTATGGTTCAGCGTGGCGCAGTAAAAGGCGAGGAGCTTTCCACGCTTGGCCAACTTCGTGATCAATGTGTGCAGCTTATTCAAATGTGTGAAACTTTTCAACAGGATTTAGCAGCAACACAAGAATAAATTAGGATATTATATTATTATGAGCAAAGATTTTCTTTGGTGTGAAAAGTACAGACCGAAAACAATATCCGAAACAATCCTTCCAGAAGACCTAAAAAGCACATTCCAAAAAATGGTCGATACCGGAGAACTTCAGAATATGATTTTCTCTGGTACTCCCGGTCTTGGTAAAACTACAATTGCCAAGGCCATGTGTAATGAATTGGGGTTGGACTACATTCTGATTAATGGGTCGGAAGAGGGTAACATCGATACATTGCGTGGTAAGATTAAACAGTTTGCCAGCACTGTATCTTTACAAGGTGGGTATAAGGTAGTTATTCTTGATGAGGCTGACTACCTTAATCCGCAATCTACGCAGCCAGCCCTGCGTGGGTTTATCGAAGAGTTTTCCGACAATTGTCGGTTTATTCTAACGTGTAACTTTAAGAATCGTATTATTGGGCCATTACACTCTCGCTGCGGTGTATATGAATTCAACACGTCCAAAAAGATTCTAGCAGATTTAGCAGCGAAATTCTACAAAAAATTCATAAGTATACTTGAACAGGAAGGTACATCATACGATCAGAAAGTAGCCGCTGATCTTATCATGAAACATGCACCAGATTGGAGGCGAGTATTAAATGAAGCACAACGATTATCTATTGCCAATTCTAACATTGGCTCTGTTGGGTCAAATAGTGGCGCTGATAACTTTATCGATCTAGCCAAACTATTAAAGACTAAAGACTTTAAAGGTATGCGGAAATGGGTTACGAATAATATGGATGTTGACACGTCTGTAATATTTCGTAACCTTTATGACACTTCTTATGAGTTGGTAGAAAGTAAAAGCATTCCTCAACTGATATTAATTTTAGCAGATTATCAATATAAAGACGCTTTTGTAGCTGATAAAGAGCTAAATACAGTTGCATGCTTAACTGAAATTATGGCACAGGTGAACTACAAATGAGATTAGCAATTGGTCTAGTAATATTATGGTTATTAGCATATGATGATGCTGCATTGTTTAAGGTTTTGCATGGATTTCTTTTAAACGTTTTAACTTAGAGGAACAACATGCTAGTAACACTTTATACCCAACCGTTATGTCCATTTTGTGACTTAATGAAATCCATGTTAGATGAAGCAGGTATAAAGTATAAAGTAACTGATATTAAATCAAGCAAAACAGCATTAGAATTTATTCGGAATGAAGGACACAGGACTGTTCCACAACTGTACCTAGGTGAAGTACATTTAAACAAAAAACCGGACACTCGTGACTATACGCCAAATGAATTATATAATATAGTAAACGCTGCCAGATCCGAAGCATGGAATTGGCAAGATAGTGGAATAGAAAACTTTTAATGAATCCCTTTAATTATTTAAATAGCATTAATGTAACCAAACAAGATATAATGGAGGACGACGTTGCTGAAAACGGGTATAACAGTTTTCTTATTAATCGCAGCCTTTCTTATTTCAGGGATACTGTTGTTCTTACTAATGTCGTGAACCAGTACCACCACCTAGATAAAAAACTTCAATATCATTTTCTCATAAATACCATTAGAAAGCGTAAACGATTTTCGAAATGGAATAAACCAGAAACTGAGAGTGATATTGAGGTGGTTAAAGAATATTATGGATATAGTAATGAAAAAGCCAAACAAGCCCTCCCCCTCTTATCACCTGAACAAATAACTATAATAAAACAGAAGGTGAATAAAGGTGGAACAAGATAATTTTATTCAATGGGCTCCGACGGATATGTTGGAAGTAACCTTAAACGAACCAGATGACTTTCTAAAAGTACGAGAAACATTAACACGGATTGGCGTGGCATCCCGTAAGGAAAAGAAGCTATACCAATCATGCCACATCCTACATAAGCAAGGCCGCTATTTTATAGTACATTTTAAAGAGCTGTTTATGCTGGATGGTAAGAAAGCCAACCTAGAGCTATCAGATATTCAGCGTAGAAATACTATTGCCACACTTATGAGCGATTGGGGATTAGTAGAGATTCAAGGTACTTCGAATTTAGATTGTGCGCCATTGAGATTGATTAAGATCCTACCATACAAAGAAAAGGATCAATGGGAATTATGCCCTAAGTATAACATCGGAAATAAGTAATAGCAGGGTTTACAAAAATTCATAAGTATGTTACTATAAATAATATCGAGTGCGGATAACCGGCTCGAAATATTCTTGCTTGATCAAAAGGAGAAAAAAAATGACAGGCTTACAAACACTATTCCCACGTTCATCATTTGTTGGTTTTGACCATCTGTTTAACGAGTTAGAATTTACTGCTAAACACGCTCAGGACCATTATCCACCCCACAATATTATCAAGACATCCGATCAAGACTATTTGATCGAAATGGCTGTGGCTGGATTCTCAAGGGATGAGCTTTCTGTTGAAGTCAAGGATCGCACTTTGACAGTAACTGGTGAGCACGTATCAAAGGGTCGTGATTTTATTCATCGTGGTATTTCTACTAAGAAGTTTAAACGCACGTTCCGGCTGTCTGAGCATGTAAAAGTGCACGGAGCAGATATTCAGGATGGAATACTTGCAATCGAACTGAAGTACGTCATCCCTGAAGAAATGCGTCCTCGTAAAATTACAATTGGAAAATTTAACGAGGTCGAACATGACACAAGCAGTACTGGTAGCCCACAGCTACTTAACGAGAACAGTTGAACTGTTCATTGAGTTCTTTAAATCATTAAAACAAGCACGTGAACTAAACAAACTACAGCGCCAAACATACAACGAATTGATGGCTTTGTCCGATAAAGATTTAAACGATATTGGAATCCATAGAGGTGATATTAGATATATCGCTTATCAGAATCAAAACCTGAGAGGGTGGGTATAATGGTTGCACAAGTAACCCACATTTGGTGGTCACTTAGACAAGAGCTGGTATCTATGCTGTCAGCAGCGTGGAAATCAGTTCAGCGCTTCACATTAGTAGTTGGTCACTCTCGTGCAGCATCAGAGCTTACTAGAATGGGATACCATGAGCAAGCTAAGAATGTTATGATGGAATTGAAGAACTTACAAAACAAATAATTATGGGCAGAGTAATCTGCCCTATACACAACACACAGGAGACTAATATGTCAAACAAAAATCCCTTCGAAATCAGAGCAGACATGCTCAAACTTGCAAAAGACTACATGGATCAACAGTACCAAATTAATATGGACTTTTGGAGACAGCAGTTCGAAGCAAATAAAGCAACGGTCGAAGAATTTCACAAAGCTTGCCAACCTTATTCTATGGAAGATCTAATGGATAAAGCTAAAGAAATGTACAGCTTTGTTTCAGAGAAAAAATAATTCGGATAAAATGAAAAAAGGGGGTTTACAACTCCCTTTTTTTACGATATAAAGGTATCGTCTACAAAGGAGATATCTATGACAAAAACATTCGAAATCGATATTGCACATGATTGTCCACTTGGCGATTATCTTGAGGCCCTAGAAAAATACAATCTGAAAATCGAATCATTCGTCGCTATTGGCCCCGCCGGCGGTAATCCCTGTATGACCCTTTCTGGATCTACCGAAAACATCCGCAAATATCTATCAGAATTCCACTTCCTCGATAACGAAGAAATTGTCGAACTTTATCTACAATAGGGATTTTCAAATCCCTTTTTTTACATTATAATACTCCGATCTATAGGAGAAATGCATGAGTTTTTATACATCA